GGCAAAGCCGACGGCGGAATGTGTGTCGAAAAGCGAGTACACGAACAGCAGTTTCAACGCAAATTCGTTTTGGTACTACTGGCTTTGCGACGCTTACGCGTCGCATTCGTACAGCGTCCGCAACGTCTATTCCTCCGGCGCGATGAACTGGAGCGACGCGTACCACGGCAACCGGGGCGCGCGCCCGCTTTGTAATCTTAAATCTGAAATCTTGGTATCTGATAACCCGGATTCCGACGGCGCATATACAATCATTTGGAATCGTGCGCCGTCCGCCCCCGGAAGTATCAGCGTACCGACGCAGATTTTAAGCGGGCAGAGCGTCGCGGTCACGTGGGGCATTTCCACGGATGAAGATGGGAGCGTATCCGGGTACATTTTAGAGAGGAAAACGAACGACGGAAGCTGGGCGCAGGTTTATAAGGGAATCAACCGGGCCTATACCGACACCGCCAGCGCCAACTGGCAGAGCGTCGCATACCGGGTAAAGGCTTACGACAACGCCGGAGCCGATTCCGCGTACACCACAAGCCCGGTCCGGGCCGTCACCCACAACACGCCGCCCGCGATCAGCGGAGCAAATACGAACCTCGGGGAGAAAACCGGGGCGTTTTCGCAGGCATACACCGTCACCGATCAGGACAGCGGGCAAACGCTGACCGTAACGGAAAAGATCGACGGGACCGTAAAGCGGACCCACAACGTCACCAGCGGGCAGGCATATTCGTTCAGCGTGACGGCGGCGGAATGGGTGAAGCTTTCCAACGGGGCGCACACTCTGGAAATCACCGCGAACGACGGGACCGGCGGAACCGCCACCCGGACATACACGTTCAGCAAGAACGTGTCGGAAATCGAATTTCAGCTTGCGACCCCGCTTGCGACCGACGACGCAGTTACAAAGGCAATTATGAGCGTCGCCCGGCAGATTCCCGCAGGGGCGGAGTTTACCGTGGAAGCCTGCAACAACGGAAACGACGACGCGCCCACGTGGGAGGACGTGACGCAGGCCGTCAACAGCGGAAGCAAATTCTTTTTCAGCAACACCACAAAGACCGCCGCCGAATGGGGCTTCAACTTCCGTATCAAGGTAAAGCGGAACGGGGCCAGCGGCGATTGCTTTATTTCGTCCGTAGGGGGGAATTTTGAATGAGCGTACAGCACAGAAAAGACAGTATCCGGGGAATGCGGCTGGAGCGGCTGGGAATCCAGCCGCCCTCCGACTGGAACAACGTTGAACAGGTCCGCGCGGTGAAGAAACAGGAGATCGGCGCGGAGTGTTCCGCGGCAATTTACGCCGGGGTTGACGTGGGCGGGTCCCATTACAGTTTGACCGAACACGACCAAACCGAACTGCTGGCACAGGCGCAGGCGGTGAAGGAGGGGGCCGCGGCGGTTCCGTACCACGCCGACGGGGAACTTTGCCGAATGTATCCGGCGGAGGAATTCACCGCGCTGGCGCAGGCGGCAACGGCGCACGTGTTCTATCACCGGACCTACTGCAACCACGTAAACGCGTGGATTGCGCGGGCGGACCTTGCCGAACTGGATTCCATTAAGTACGGCGCGGAACTGCCCGCGGACCTTGCAAAGAGTATGGCGGCGATCATTGCCGCGGCGGGAGGGGGCGGCAAGGCGTGAAACGTGTTTTGACCATTTGGGCGATTTTGGGGGCGGCGTATGTCGCCCTTGAAACCGTGTTCCGCGGATACTCCCACCCGTCTATGCTGATTGTCGGCGGACTTTGCGGGGTCCTTGTGGGGGCAATCAACCAGCGGCCCGGATTCTTCCGCGCCCCGGTCATCGTGCAAGCGGTGATCGGGGCGTTGATCGTCCTTGCCGTGGAATTCGTTTCCGGGTGTATTCTGAACCTTTGGCTGGGGCTGGGGGTTTGGGATTACAGCAACCAGCCGGGGAATGTGCTGGGGCAGATTTGCCCGGCGTTCGGCCTTTTGTGGTTTTTCATTATGCCCTTTGCGATTTGGGCGGAGGACACAACACGGTGGACCATTTGGAACTATGAGTGCCTTGTGTACGGTTGGACAGAAAGCCCGCCGGAAGTGGCCCCGTATTCACTGAAAAGCATTTATAGAGAATTCTTTCACGGGAGGTAAACGACTATGAATGAAATTTTGCCGGTTATCAGCGTGATTTCTACGCTTTGCGCTATTGTGTTCGGATATGCGGCCTTTGCCCGGAACGGGAAAAAGGACACAGAGGACGAAGCGCGGGCCGACGCGACCGTTCTTACGGAAATTGGGTATATCAAGGCAAACACCGACGACATCAAGCGGAAGCAGGAAAAGCAGGACGAACAGTATTTGCGGATTGCGGAGCGTGTGACCGCCGTTGAATCGTCCGCAAAGCAGGCCCACCACAGGCTGGACCGCTTGGAACAGGCCGCGGACCATTCCGACGACTGACAGAAAGGCGGCGCGGCATGGGGTATCTATTCAGCATTGCCGCCGGGCTGATCGGCGGGGTTGCCGCCGTGTTGCTGATTGAGCGGCGGCGGAGCAATAAGCGCCGCCGGGCGCGGAGCCGGGCCGCGAACGCCGCAGGGGATGAAAAGAGGACCGCCGGAAAGATCGAGTTTTCAAAACTCTTTCTTTCGGCGGTTCTCTTGACCTATTTTGCCGGGTTCGGGCTGGGCTTTTGGGTTGTGACAATCGACCCGTCGCAATTAGGGGTTCTGCTTGCCTACGTCGCAACGCCGACGGCGGTTGCAATCGGGTTCTATTCGTGGAAAGCAAAGGCGGAAAATGTCGTGAAGATTAAAAAGGCGAACCCGGCGGAAACGGACGGAATGCCCGTTGACCTGAACAACATTCAGCCTTAAAGGAGATCGGAGCAATGGCAATCACAAAGGAACATCAGGACTTCATCGAGCGGGTGGGCGCGCTTGCCGCCGCCGACATGAAGAAAAGCGGCGTTCTTGCGTCGCTGACAATCGCACAGGCGATTCTTGAAAGTGGCTGGGGAAAATCCGGCCTGACCGTCAAGGCAAACGCCCTTTTCGGAATCAAGGCAGGGAAAAGCTGGAAAGGAAAGGTTTACAGCGCACAGACACAGGAATGTTACGACGGCGCGACCTTTACCACGATTACGGCGCTTTTCCGCGCCTATGACAGCTGGGCGGAGAGCGTCGCCGATCATTCGGCCTTGCTGACCGGCGCGGCCCGGTATAAAGCCGTCATCGGAGAGCGGGACTATAAAGCCGCTTGCCGGGCGATCAAGGCGGCAGGGTACGCCACAGACCCGCAATACGCGGACAAGCTGATTCAGATTGTCGAGAATTACAGCTTGACCGCCTACGACGGCGCAGGGAGCGCCACAGCGCCAGCAGGACGGCCCGGAGCGTCCGGCGGGTCAAATGATACGGGCGGGGCAGGAAGCCCCGCAGACGGGAAAGGAACGGGGAAAATGAACGCTTCTGAATTCATCAAGAAATTGCAGGACGTTGTGAACAATCACGCGACCCTGTACGTTATGGGGTGCTTTGGTGCGCCCCTGACCGGCGCGAACGTGTCCCGGTATTGTGAGAATCACAGCTATAACAAGAATCCTGCAAGAACCGCAATGATTAAAGCCGCGGCAAACAAAAAACCGCCCGTTTTCGGGTTCGATTGCGTTTGCTTAATCAAGGGGATTCTTTGGGGATGGACCGGCGACACGTCCAAAACCTACGGCGGCGCAAAATACAAGGAAAACGGCGTTCCTGATATTGGGGCCGACGGCATGATTAAAGTTTGCAAGGACGTTTCAACCGATTTCAGGAAGATCGTTCCGGGGGAAGCTGTCTGGCTTTCCGGTCATATCGGCGTTTACATCGGCGGCGGAAAGGTCATTGAATGTTCGCCCGCTTTCCTGAACCGCGTTCAAGTGACGGCGTGCCTGAATATCGGGAAAATTGCCGGTATGAACGGGCGCAAGTGGACGAAACACGGACGCTTGCCGTATATCACCTATGACATGACGGAAGAAACCCCCGCAGGGAGCGACACAAAGCCCGCAGGACGGCCCGGAACGTCCGGGGGGTCCTCCGATACCTCCGCGCCGCTGGCGTTCAGCGTGAGCGACGTGGTGCGGTTTACGGGGTCCAAACACTACACCAGCGCGAACGCGGCGACCGGCCCCGCCTGCAAACCGGGAACGGCAAGAGTAATCGGGACATACAAGGGAAAACACCCGTACCAGCTTAAAGCGGAACCCGGCGGCGGATCCACGGTTTACGGCTGGGTTGACGCGGCGGACGTGCAAGCCGTCGGCGGGACCTCCGCCGGGAGCGGAGCCGCGGAGAAAATGCGCGTCGGCGCGCGGGTCTGGTATTCCGGCCCCCTGTTCCGGGACAGCAACGGAAACGGGCAGGGAAAGACCGTGAACGGCGCGTTCACGGTGAAATATTACTATCCGGGCCGCAAGTGCGGCGTACACATTGACGGGCTGGGCTGGGTCCCTGAATCCGCCTGTTCCGTCATCGGCTGAAAGGAGAAAGCGACATGAAGATTATTGCGTTTCTGCTGGCGAATTGGGACAGTGTGCTGGTTGTCCTTGCGTTCCTTGCCCTGATCGTCGTTCTTATCAAGCGCGGCGAAACGGCGGTTCTGAACCGAATTCTTTTCGGCCTTGTGACAAAGGCAGAAAAGGAATTCGGCGGTGGAACGGGCAAGTTGAAGCTTGCCGCCGTGTCCGACTGGATTTATCAGAGAATCCCCGCGGTGCTGAAACTGCTTTTCAGCGAAAAGGATATTGAAAAGCTGATCGAGAGCGCGCTGGAGGAAGCAAAAAAGGCGTGGGGGACGAATGGCAATATTGCGGCATACATTGAACCGGAATACGTTGTTCATATGACCCCGGCGGAAGCGGACGAAATCGCCGCAAAGCTGAACGCCGAACCCGGAACCATTTTGCCGGAACCCTGAAAATAAACTTGTCCGATTCGGACAGAATGAAAGCCCGCCGGGATTCGCCCCGGCGGGCTTTTTGTGTTATATGGCGGATTCGACCCACCTTTTTCCGTTCCAGCAAATGCGGATTGTGCCTTGCGGAGAAACAAACGGGGGAAGCGTGACACTTTCGGCGGACCATAAGACGCGATCACCGGAACGGAACGGTTGCATTTCAAAATTGGAATGTGCGTCTGAATGCGTATGAAACCTTTTGCCGCGCTTTAATACGTCCGCGTAATCATAGCCGCTTGGGGTTGTGCGGTAACGGTTGATTGTTCGTCTTGCGCCCATTTTGAAGCCACCTTTCTATATTGGAGCGGGCGGCGGTTTGCGCCGCCCGCCTGTATGTTATGCGCTGACCGTGGACACGTCCAGCCGGTATGTCGCGTCAATCACCTTTTGCCGGATTGCCGCATTCTGCTTCACGCCCCGTTCGAGCGTCGCCCGGACACCGGCGGGGGCAAGGGAAAGGCCGTAAGCAATCAAGCAATCTTCCGCAGATTTCAGATCGTCGCGGGCGGCGTTCAGCGCGCTTTCCAGACCGGCGGCGACGATCAGTGCGGAACACTCTTCATTCGCCTTTTCAAAAGCCGCGTCATCATCCATACACCACAGGAAATCAGGGGTGGAGCCGTCCGGGTTCACAATGCCTTTGTCGGCAATGTACTTCTTTTCGATTTTCTCTTGCTGGAATTCGATTTCCTGAACGCGGGCTTTTGCGATCATGTATGCGCGCTGGGCGTTGTTCATTGTCTTTTTCATTTTGATTACCTCCGTTTGTTTCGTTCTTTGCGATTATAATTATACTCACGTGAGTATGAAAAGTCAAGGGGTTTTTGAAAATTTTTTAGAAAAATTTGCGCCGGGAAGAAAACCCGGCGCAACGATCAATCGGTGCTTTCGATCAGACGCATAACACGAATGACAAGATCGGATTCAGAGCCGCCGACATGATCGGCATACCGGCCCAGCGTGTGAAGCAAGCGCGATTTATACGCGTCAACTTCCGTCGGAATCCTGACCCCGTATTTCTGTTCGTAACAATCACGGCAAAGGAACGGCGCGCTGGCGGTGATTGCGCCGTTGCTTTCGTCGGTATATTGGTACGCCCGGCAACTGCAAAGGGATTTTCCGCAAGAATCACAGCGCCCGGAAAATTTGCGGGAGCGGGTGCGGGCCGTCCGGGTTGTGCGGTGTGGATGTTGGGACATAAAGCACCGCCCCCTTTACAGTTTTTCAACGGCAGTAAAAACGCCGTCATGATCTGACTGGAACGAATAGCCGGGGAAGATTTCGCCGGGAGCATAGAACCGAACGCTGTATGTCCCGAAACGTTCGGACCGGAAAATCCACGCTTCAAGGCCGTTCACCGCGCGGGGAATTCGTACACTTTCCGCCCGGCACTCTTCAACAGATTTACACATTTTCAAAACCTCCATTCTTTCATAGGAGGGGCGGCGGGAGCCGCCGCCCCGGTCAAGTATCAGCAGACGAACACGCCCAGCGGGGAGCCGTTCGCGGACCGCCAGCCGCGGCGGTGAATGTCGGACAGGCGGACCCGTTCGGGCCGGTCCGGGTTGTAGTCCCAGCGGACAAGGGCGAACACGCCGCCGCGGAGAACTACGCCGTCGGGAACATCGACGAAACCGACAACCGTCCCCGTTTCGAGCGGGAAGCAGGCCCCGCAATTCCGTTCGACGGGCTGACCGATCATCACGATCACGGAACCGTCGTCGGCGGGCTGGGAGATCGTCACGATCTTAGAGGGGGCCGCGTCCTCCGCGGCTGGAGCGGAGGCGGATTCCTCCGCGGGTTCTTCCGGCTGAACCTCACGTTCGGCGCGGAAAACCGGGGCCATAGAATAGCGATAAGGAATGATATATTCGCCGCGTTCGTCGCTGAACAGCTTTGTCCGGCGGGTTTTGCCGTTCCGCTCAAACGTCACGGTTTTGTCGGTGCGCTTCACGATCTTGATGGTGAAAACGCAGTTGTGGTCACAGGCGCTGGTATCGAAATATTCCTTGCCGATTTCAAACTTTTTCATTTTGACTACCTCCATATATTAAACGAAATGTTGAAGTTACTTTGTACCGTGTCGGCCCCCTTTTCGTGTCGGCCCGTAAGGTTGGCCGTTGCCGAACTTTACGCCCCGGCAACCGGGCGGCTTGTGTTTCCCTCTTTCTGATTATTATTATACTCACGTGAGTATGAAAAGTCAACGGGGAAAGTTGCACAAAAATACTCACGTGAGATTGTGCAGAATTTCATACTTGCGTGAGTATTGAAAAGGTGCTATAATCAAGAAGCAACCCGAAAGGAGGGGCCGGGAATGGAAAAAAAGAAGTACGCAAGCAACACCCGCGCAAAAAACAAGTGGAACGCAGAGAATTACGACAGACTTTACCCGTATGTAAAAAAAGGGAAAAAGGAAATTTACCTTGCGGCGGCGCAGGCGGCGGGAATGTCTTTGAATGAGTGGCTGGAAAAGACGCTTGACGCGGCGGCGGGAATCGGGGAAAATTGGGGGGAACAGGCGTGAACGAATGCAAAGTGACCTTTCACCCGGTTTTCGTGGAAGCGGTCAAGGACGCGGCGGAACTGGACGAAGAACGGACGCGGCTTCAAGCGGTCATGGGGGCCGACACATTCGAGCGGGTCCGGGCGATCATAGAAGCGCAACCGGCAAGGAAGCGGGCCGCGTTCTATGGGACCATTTACGAAGCGACGTGCGCCGGACAGGATTTTTCCCGCGTGGAATCGCTGGAGGACATAGCGGACATATACGCCCGGTTTATCATCGGGCGGGCGTTTGAAACGTAAAAGAGAAGCGGCGGGCGCAATGCCCGCCGCTTTTGCTGTATGTAAGATCATTCGCCCGGTTCATAGGTATAGCCGCCGTTTTCGTCAAGCGTGATCGTCCCGGCGACTTCCAGAATACCGCCGTCCGTGTCCTGCTTCCCGTATTGGGCGACATAGTACATAGAGCCGGGGAAGCAAATTCCGGTCCCGTCGTCGCAGATAATCGCCACCCAGTTATAGCCGCTGTCCTTTACGACGGTTTCGGCAAAATCTTTATACTGTTCCGCCGTGACAGCTTCAAGCTGGCCTTTGCTGATTTCAATAAACGCATATTCGCCGATCTTTTCGCCGGTCCCGCTTTCAACGCCTTTCACGATCAGGGTACAGGCGGTCAAGGGGTTGTCGTCGGCGGGAGCGGCGGGGGCCGGGTACAGCGTTTCGCCGCCCTTGTCCACGCGGTCAACAACGCCGTTCGTGTAATATACGTCGTATGTGCTGAAACCGCTGGAAATGGTGCAATGCCCGTCGTCGCCCTGCTTGCGGGTAACGCCGGAAACCTTGCTGTCCATGCCGCAGGAAACAAGGACAAGAAAAACGTCGTCGGCCTGTTCGGGGGTGATTGCCATACCGGAAGCAAGGGAAGATTGAGAATCCCGGTAAAAATCGTATGCGGCGGACAATTCTTCTGATTTTGGGGTGTCGTAGTCCACCACCGCGCCGCACGCGGCAAGGGACAAAACCAGCCCAGCCGCAAGGAAAAGGAAAAGAAACCGCTTCATGTTGAAATCCTCCGTTCCGCCGCCCACGTTCAGCGGGCGGACTTTTGTTTTTTTAAGGGCCGGACCGCGCGGGAACCGCTGGCGTTCTGACCTTTAACACAATTATTGCTGGAACGTGTGCTAATGTCAAGCATAAATCTGAACTTTAACACACGTCGGAGGAACAACAAATGAAAATTTACGATTACAACGGGCGGAAGAATCTTTGCGGAAACCGGGTGAAAGAAGCACGCGCCCGGCTGAATATCACGCAAGCGGACCTTGCCGCCCGTCTGCAAGTGGCGGGGGTTACCATGGAGCGGGACAGCGTTTCAAGAATCGAAATAGGAACGCGGTTTGTGACTGATTACGAACTTTCGGTTCTTTCGGACGTGCTGGGCGTTTCCGTCGAATGGCTACTAATGCGCGAATAATCAGAATTTATACTTGCGTGAGTATGAACGAAATGTTATACTTTCCGTGTCGAAAAAGCAAGAATCCGCCCTTGCCTTGCGGCGGGGCGGTTTTCGGATTCGGAGGGTATATCATGGGACATTGCTTTAGTCACCTGACAAAGACAGACAGATACAGGCTGGAGGACGCTTTGCTGGACGGAAAGAAGCCGAAAGAGATAGCGGAAAAACTTCACGTTCACGTTTCCACCATTTACCGGGAGATCAAACGCGCCCGCATGATTCACCGCAATTCGGACTGGACGGAAGAAGAACGGTATAACCCGGACGAAGCGGAACGGAAGTATCAGGAGAATTTACGAAAAAAGGGCGCTGATCTGAAAATCGGGAACGACCGTGAACTTGCGGATTTTCTGGAAAAGAAGGTGCTGGAGGACGGATATTCCCCCGCCGCCGCTCTTGCGTCGATCAAGCTGGAGGGCAAGACGTTTTCAACCTCTATTTGCGTAAGCACATTTTACAGCTACATAACAAAGGGCGTTTTCCGCTTCCTGACGAATACGGACTTGCCGGAAAAGCCGAAAAGAAAACGGCCCTATAAAAAAGTTAAGACCATGAAGCGACCGCCGCGGGGGGAGAGTATCGAAAAGCGCCCGGCGGAGGTTGACGCGCGCGAAACGTTCGGACATTGGGAGGGGGACACGGTTTACAGCAAAAAGGACGGGTCAAAGGCCCTGTTCGTCTTAACAGAGCGGTTGACCCGCGAAGAAATCATTATGCGGATAAAGGACAGAACCGCGGAAAGCGTGATAAAGGCGCTGGACCGTATCGAACGGAAATACGGGCCGGTTCTGTTCAGAAAAATTTTTCAGACGATCACATTTGACAACGGCGGGGAATTCGCCGACGTGGACCGGATGGAGCGGTCCCCCCTCCGAAAGACCTTGAAGCGGACAAAGGTTTATTTCTGTCACCCGTATTCGTCCTATGAACGCGGGTCAAATGAATGTCAAAACAAAATGATTCGGCGACCCTTTCCAAAAGGAACCGATTTCGGCAACGTGACCGACGCGGAGGTTGCGCGGGCTGAACAGTGGATGAACAACTATCCGCGTAAAATATTGGGGTGGAAAACGTCTGAAATGTTGTTCAGGGAGTGCGTCGCCGCCCTGATTTGACCCGCTCAAAAAATTTTATATTTTTTTCGCATTTACTCTTGACATTTCCG